GCGAGAGCGTAGAGCTTGAGGACGAGGGCGAGCTTGAGGTGGAGGACACCGAGGACGGGGGAGCGATCATCCGCCTTGAGGAGGAGCAAGACCGCCAGCGCCACCTTGAGCACTTTGCCAACATCGTAGAGGAGGTCGACCCCGGCGAGCTGAACGCCGCGGTGCAGGACCTGCTTGAGAAGATTGACAAAGACAAAGAGGCTCGGCAGAAACGCGACAAACTCTACGAGGAAGGCCTGCGGCGCACCGGGCTCGGCGACGACGCCCCCGGCGGCGCGCAGTTCAACGGCGCAAACAAGGTCGTGCATCCGATGCTCGTCGAGGCCTGCGTGGACTTCAGCGCCCGGTTCATGAAGGAGGTCTTCCCTCCCTCAGGACCCGTCAAGAGCAAAGTCTACGGCGAGCTGGACAAGTCCAAGGTCATGAAGGCGCAGCGCAAAGCGGCCTTTATGAACTGGCAGACCACCGAGCAGATGGTTGAGTTCCGTGGCGAGCTGGAGCAGCTGAGCACGCAGCTCCCGCTGGGCGGTGGGCAGTACATGAAGTTCATGTGGAACGGGCAGCACCGCCGACCGGCGAGCGAGTTCATCCCGATTGATGACATCTACCTGCCGTTCGCTGCAACCAACTTCTACACCGCCGAGCGCAAGACCCACGTTCAGTACATCACCAAGATGGAGTACCACAAGCGGGTCAAGTCCGGTATGTACCGCGACGTAGACCTGGGTATCCCGGAAGACCCCGAGTTCAGTCAGGCCTCTCAGGCGAACGACAAGATTGAGGGGCGCGCCGACTCCAGCTACAACGAGGACGGACTACGCACCGTCTACGAGGTCTACACCTACCTCGAGTTTGACGGCGAAGACCCCAGCCCTTACATTCTCAGCATTGACAAGTCCACGGGCATCGCGCTCTCGCTCTACCGCAACTGGGAGCCTGAGGACGAGGCGCGCAAGGAGCTTGACTGGATTGTAGAGTTCCCCTTTGTGCCGTGGCGTGGCGCGTACCCCATCGGTCTGACGCACATGATTGGCGGGCTGTCGGGAGCGGCCACCGGCGCGCTACGCGCCCTGCTGGACTCGGCGCACATTCAGAACATGCCGACGCTGCTCAAGCTGAAAGGCGGACCCAACGGCCAGACCATCAACCTGCAGCCCACCGAGGTCGTGGAGATGGAGGGTGGGGCGCTCATTGATGACGTGCGCAAGCTCGCCATGCCGATGCCTTTCAACCCGCCCTCCAACGTGCTCTACCAGCTGCTCGGCTTCTTGGTCGATGCGGGCAAGGGTGTGGTGCAGACCTCTTTTGAAAAGCTGTCCGACCAGAACCCCAACGCCCCGGTGGGCACCACGATGGCGCTCATTGAGCAGGGGATGGTGGTCTTCAGCTCTATCCACTCCCGGCTGCACAGCTCGATGGCGCGGTGTTTCAAGATTCTGCACCGCATCAACTCCGCCTACCTGACGGAGGAGGACATCGAGGCGCAGGGTGCGGGTGTTGAGGTTGAGCCCGAGGACTTTGACGGACCACTCGACGTGGTGCCGGTGAGCGACCCGGCGATCTTCAGCGAAACCCAACGCTTTGCGCAGGTGCAGGCAATCATGCAGCGCGCCAGCGTGATGCCTCAGCTCTACGACCCGCGTAAGGTGGAGGAGATGTTCCTGCGCACCCTCAAGGTGCCCGAGGACGAAGTGCTGCAGCCGCAGCCGGCTGAGGACGACATGGATCCGGTCAGCGAGAACGTGGCCGCCGCCATGGGTCGCCCGGTGTATGTGCTGCCCAAGCAGGATCACATGGCGCACCTGCGCACTCACTTGACGTTCCTGAAGTCGCCGCTGTTCGGCAGCAACCCGGCAATCGTCAAGAACTTCCTCTGGCCAATGGCGCAGCACTTGCGGGATCACCTGCTGAACTACTACCTGGTGGAGTCCCACACCGCCGTGGACCGCGCCGAGCGCGAGGAGCTGATCTCGGACGAGGCGAACGAGCAGGTCGCGGTCATTCTCAAAGTGCAGCAGTTCATCGAGCAGCAGCTCGGTGGTTTCGCTCAGGAGCTCGCTGCGGTGGATCAAGCCGCTCAGCAGTTCAAGCCCCAGCCACCCATGCCGCCCGACAACAGTATGCAGATTGCGCAGCTGAACGCACAGCTCCAGGGGCAGATGATGCAGCAACGGGCGCAGGTCGACCAGGCTCGCATTCAGCTCGAGGCGCAGAAGATGCAAACCCAACAGCAGCTCGAAGCCCAGAAGCTGCAGCTCCAACAACAGCAGCGCGCCGAGCAAGGGCAGCTGGAGATGTTCAAGCAACAGCAGGAAAACCTACGCACCGCCGAGGAAGTCGCCGCACGCGAGCGTATGAACACCGCCGACAACGACACCGCCAAACTGCTGGCAGCCGCCGAGCTGTCCACTGGCGAAAAGGTCGCAGTCAGCACAGGCACCGGTATCAACCCCAACCCGTAAAGGAGCACCACTATGAGCGACAAACCCACCCCCGGCACCGTGCCCATGACGGGCGCGCTGGTCAAGCAGAAGCACAGAATGGCGGCGGGTGACAAGACCAACGGTCAGTCACTGCCCCCCGAGCCCAAGCTGCCTAAAACGCCGGCATGAGTCTTGAGAACAAACTACTGAGCGCGCTCAAGGCGCAACAGGCGCAGTTCGCGCTTGATGCCTTGCGCCGCCCTCAGCAGCGTGATGCGTTTGAGTATGGTTACCGAGTGGGTACTGTGGCGGGCTACGAGGCCGCCATCGACCTGCTGTTGCAGCTCTTGCGAGAAGAGCGTGACGACGACCGCGATCTCTGACCCGAACACACGCTGTAACCCGCTTTACCCCAACCCTACAACCTGCTGAAAGGAGCAGTTAATGAGCATTGAAGACCTGCAACAAGCCTTCCCTGACGTTGACCCAGGCGTCAAACCCCTAGGCTCCCGCATCCTGATTCAGATCCGCAGCCCGGAGACCAAATCCAAAGGCGGCATCATCCTGACAGACGCGGACAAAGACACCCAGTACTGGAACACCACCGTGGCGCGCATTGTAGCCGTGGGTCCGTTGGCGTTCAGGAACCGTGACACCCAGCAGCCCTGGCCTGAGGGCGACTGGTGTAAACCGGGCGACTACGTACGAGCACCACGCTACGGCGGAGATCGCTGGAAACACACCGATGCCTCCGGCAACACGGGCTACTTCTGTTTGATTAATGATCTTGACGTGTTGGCGGCCATCACCACCGACCCGCTCGAGATTAAAGCGTTTATCTGAAAAGGAGATAAAACATGGCTGACGTATTGAAAGAAAGTGACGACCGCAAAGACGATGAAGAGATCATCATCGTTGAGGACGAAGCGCAGCTGAACCAGAACGACGAGGACGATGACTCGGATGATGAGGCGGTAGCGCGCTCGAACGAAGACGACGAAGCCGGTGACGGCACCGACGACGAGCGCGAGGCGATACGTGAGCGCCGGCGACAGGAGAAACTCGAGCGCAAGCAGCGTCGTGACGAGGCCATCAAGCGCGACAAACTCGAGCTGGAGTTCCTGCGCAAACGCAACGACGACCTTGAGCGCCGGGTGACGGTGCAAGAGCAACGCACGCACAAGCTGGATTTGAGCGCCTTTGACGCTGAGATCAACAAAGCGGCGCGGGACGCCGAGATGGCCGAGCAAATCATCGCTAAGGCGGTCGCTGCGGGCAACGGCGAGGACGTCACGCAGGCCATGCGCTACCGTGACCAAGCGCTCGCTCGTGTCCAGCAGTTGAACTACCAGAAAAACCAAGTCGCCGCACAGCGCCCCCAGCCTCAGCAGGTCGATGACCTGACGATGCGCTACGCTCAGGAGTTCATCAAAGAGAACCCCTGGTACGATGCCCAAGGCCGCAACGAGGACTCGGCAATCGTCATCGCCGTAGACCAAGCACTCGCCCGTGAGGGGTTTGACCCCCGCACCCCGGAGTACTGGGATGAGCTGCGTCGCCGGGCGGCAAAACGCCTGCCGGAGCGGTTCGGACGCAGAACTGATGAGCGCGGTGAGTCCTCAGCCCGCCGTGAGCCGCGTGGAGGTCCCGCAGTGGGCTCCGGACGTGAGCACGCCCCCGCTAGCACCCGCAAGGAGGTCTACATCTCCCCCGAGCGCAAGCAGGCACTCATTGACGCCGGCGTCTGGGACGATCCCGTGCTGCGCGCCAAGTACGTCAAGCGTTACGCCGAGTACGACAGGCAGAACCGCGCATGAAACCCCGCGCCATTGCCTTTTTTCAACTTCCACCCTATAATTCAATCAATCGCTGAAAAGGAGCGAGTACCATGACCGACGAACGACTGAAGAAATCCGCTGGCGAAAGCCGCGACAGTAGGTCGATGCAAGATCGCGCTGTGACTCAGAATCGCGAAATTTCCGACGATGAGCGGGTTGAAATGTTCCGTCAGCAGTTTTTCCAGTCCTCTCTACCGGACTTGCCTAAAATCCCCGGCTGGCACACGTGCTGGCTGACCACGACCAACCCTCGTGACTCGATCCAGATGCGTATGCGTCTGGGTTATGAACCCGTGAAGCCGGAAGACGTTCCCGGCTGGGAATACGCCACGCTGAAAACCGGCGACTGGGCGGGGTTCATCGGTGTGAATGAGATGCTTGCGTTCAAGCTGCCGATTTCTCTTTATGAGAAATACATGCTGGAGGCGCATCACAACGCACCGCTGCGCGAGGAAGAAAAGCTCACCGACACGGCTGAGTTCTTGGAGCAGCAGGCGCGCGCGTCAAAGTCAAAGCTGCAGATCGGGGAAGGCAACATGGAGATGGGACAAGACCGAGAGGCAATGTTTGACCTCTCGTGACGACGTAACCCTTTAACCATCTGGAGCCTATTATGTCTTCGACTAGCGCACCCTTTGGTTTTCGTCCGTCTTTCCACAACAGTGGCCAGATGCGCCCGAAAGCCTACACCATCGCTAGCACCTATGCGGCCAACATCTTCAGCGGCGACCCCGTGAAGTTGACCGACAACGGTGTTATTCAGCTCGGAACGTCTGACGGTACTCGTAACGGCACAACCGACGGCATCGCGCTGCTCGGTATTTTCGCCGGCTGCCAATACCTGGACGCCTCCGGCAAACCCGTCATCAGCCCGTTCTGGCCTACCGGCACGACGGCTACCGAGATCGTCGCCTGGGTCTATGACGACCCCGAGACGCTCTTTGACGTCCAGTACGACAATCCCGGTACCCCCGGCACCGACACCGTGCAAACGGCTGTGGGTGAGGAGTGCGACTGGGTTATCGCCTCTCCCGGTGGCTCTACCCGTACCGGTCTGTCCAACACGAAGCTGTCTGTCATTCAGGCAACCTCCGGACAGTTCCAGATCACGGGCTGGGCTTATAACATCAACGACTCACTGACAGACGCCTATGTGGTGGCCACGGTTCGTATCAACGAACACCACTACAAAGCTGCTGTTAACTCGGTTTAAGGAGGGCTAAAAGATGGCTACCCCAATGCGTAGTACCGACTTCCGGTCGGTCGTCGAGCCTATCCTGAACGAAGTGTT